TACTTCTTTGTAACGATTTATGTGTAAAGATCTTAAATATTTTATACCATCTTCAAACATCTGTAAAGACATGTTCGCCATTTGTGCGTCATTTCTAAACTGATAAACGTAATACATAGCGCCATTTATAATAACATGTCTGTAGGGTTCTGGTATAGATGGTACATCATCATGTGCCTCTAAATCAAAACCAAGTGTATAGTATTCGTAGACTAATGTGTAGGCTTGATCAGGCTCAGGCACTAATATAAACTCTCTGCTAGGCGCACGTACAATCATTCTAGGGATACCCCTGTTGGATGTACCTGAGTCATACTCTTGATCTACATACTTTTCTAGATACTCTTCATATGTTATCTCTTTTAGATATTCTGTTCCGTTACCAAGTGTATCATCTCTTTTTATTCTAAAAGATTGCATGTTAATAGTTTTAGCATCTGCAGGGAAAGGTTCTCTTGATACACCTGCAACTAGAGTAAGTTCATTCTCTATATGGTTCCAAGTCCACTCAAACTCTTCTTGCTGTATGTGTCTTATTGAAGAGTTAACAGCTTCTTTTACAAAAGTATAATAACCTGAAGTTGCTGCAAAGTTAGTGCTTGTTAGTTTGACTTCGTTAAGTCTTCCACAAACATCATTAACTAGGCCGATAAAATTATAAGCCATTCTTAACTACTCCTAACCCTTAGAAAGATATTTCTTTCAAACGTTGTAGAATCTGATGTAGTAATCCTACAAGTAATCTTATATCTTGTACCATTTATGCCGCCTGAAAAACGAGCAGTTGCAACTGTAGTTGTATTAGTTGGTTGTATTAAAATTAGTTCACCACTAGTACCACCTAGTGCAACATTGGTTTCTAGTACAGTGTCATTAGCAAGCCATACAACACTTGCTATTGTATCTGTTCCTAAGAAACGCCCCCAGTCAACACTGAAATCTGCTACTTCATCTGGGTCTAAATCAGGCCACTTGTATGCCATACGAAATCCTTATCTACTTATATATACTTTATATTCTTTATAAGGTACAATATTTACTGTTGCTGTTCTTCTAAACTCTGTATTAAGAAACACTTTTTCGGGCGCTCTAAATATACCATTTGGAATATCTGGGTCACTACTTCTCCAACCTGCTGCACCAGTACCAGCTACACCTGTTAGGTTGTGACCTATGTTGTACTTAGAATTACTTACACTTGTAGTACCTAAAGTTGTAGGAAGAGTAATCTGGGCTTCTGCACTAACACCAATTCCTACACCACCTGTTGCTACAAGTGTTGAAAGCTGGTCACTAACATTAACACTAGCTATTGCACTTACAGCAGAAGTACCAGCTACACCAGTAGGTGTCACACTACCATCAGCGTCTACAGTCGTATTTGATATATTTCCTACAGCACCTGTAGCGGAAAGGCTAGGAGTAACAAATACTTGATCAGCACCAAGGCTTAATCCTGAAACTGCAGCAGTAGCAGAAACACCTGTAACAGGAGCTTGCCTATGAGGTGAAGCTGAGAACTCACCTATAGTTACTTCACCTATGGCTGTAAAACTTAGCATTTATCTATACCTTTTTTTCTGCCAATAGTCAGTTGTATAAACAGAATCTAGAACAGTACTTAACTTTAATATTTCTGTATTATTTCTTTTTGTATTAAGTTGACAAACTTCACTATCCCAGTTTTCTCTTTTAAAAGGAAAAGCCTGAATTAAAGGTTCTCCCTTTTTTATTAAACATTCTTTTCCATGTATAATTGCAGGAAAATTTGTAGGCACAATATGTTTGTCTGTATCTACTATGGCAGGTAATATTGTAACTTCACTTTCTGTATAAAAAGGAGTTGTAAAAAATGTTGAATATCCTTTAGGTGTAGTAACCGTCCAAGGGCATAATAGCTTTACACACTTTTGACCATCTAATAAATTTTCAATAGGTGAATTTTTTACCTGATCTATACTGTGCCAATCACATCCAATATTGTATAACCCTTTAAAATCTTCTGGTATTTCTGATGCATCAACATACTTTTTATTTCTATCAAGATTTATTTTAATATCTGCCCAGCTTGGTATAATATAACCAGTTGTGAGATAATCTCTAACTGGCATACATTTTTTAATTGTTGGCGTAGTGTGTTTTATAGGACATTTATTTTCTAGGCTCATTTTTTTATACCAGTTAGGTATAAATTTTTTTGCAGGTCTTGGATTAGGTAGAGCCTCAATTACTTCTTGAGGTGCTTGAAATTTTATTTTTGGCATATATTTTTATCAAGATGGAAAAGGAGTCATAGGAAAGGGTACATTTTGTATAGTAATATCAACTTCCTCTAATTCATTTAAATAATTATTTATTTCCTCGGTTCTTTCTATTTCTCCATCTTTTACTTTTAAGTTTACTAAGCGGCGGAATGCACGTTTTTTTGATTGATTATCTATCACATAAGGCTCAGTTAATTGATTATAAATATATGTTTCACCAAGATAGTCATATATTTTTTCTGGTTCAGTTATCTCTGACATTGTACACTACCATAAGTAAGCATCTTTATAAAAACTTCTAAGTTCTTGAATATATTCAAAGTATTTATCTACTTTTTCTTTCCAATTCTTGTCTACTACTGGGTGAAAAACTCCTGACTTTGGAGATCCAAAACATTTTTGTACCCAGTCTAAAGTATTTTTTGTAGAATATATATAATAATTTATATGTCCAAAAGATGTTAAGTTTCTATTCTGTAGTAAATCAAAATGTTCTAACTTTTTATTTAGTATAGTAGCAATTAAAGCACTTTCACTTTTCATTGTAGAATAAACATACTCTGAATTTTTCATTAAGTCAAATAGATTACTGTAAGCATCGGCATAATGTATTCCACCTAAGTATTCAGAAAGTTCCTTGTATGCTTCATCATATGATACAGGATGTTTTTTAAATAGTACATTATCTCTACCATGCTTTTCTATTATTTTTTCAAGCTTACCTACACAACAATGTTTTTTTAATTTATTACCACCTGTCAAAACAACTAAAGCTTCTTTTGCTTTTGCTGGTTTTTCCTCACCAAAGACGTACTTAGAAAAAGTATTATCCTTTTTAATTTTTTCTTTTAAGTGATCTACGTGTCCTGCCTCTATATTATCTGCAAACGCATCTGACATTTGCCTGAGACTTTGTTCAAAGTTACAAGGATGTATTATCAAGAATCCTGCAAAAGTGGTATAGTTTAGTGTGTTAAAATATAATGGCTCTTTTGCTGTAATGTCATAGTCAAGAGTCAATCCTTCATCTAAAGATTTTTTTACAATATATTCTTCTATTAAATCTAATCCAAGATGTTTTGTAGACCAAGCCGCTTTTAGGTTTCTATTATTTCCATCATGCATACTTAACATTTCAGGAATATTTGTTCTTATACTACTCCTATGTTTAGAATCTAGTGTTCCATTATTATCAAGCATAAAAACTAGTAGTCCTATTTGTGCTTCTTGATGTATTAAAGTTTGTAGTTGTTGAACGACTAGTATTAAAGTTTGTAGTTGTTGAACGACTAGTATTAAAGTTTGTAGTTGTTGATCGACTAGTATTATAGTTTGTAGTAAAACTAGTACTACTAACACCTCGTCTATACACATTATAGTAATCATAGTTTATGCCAGAAACACTTCCACTGCTTCTTAAATTTTCTCTATAATAAGTGTAGCCATCTGGAGCAGCATAAGTATTTTGTAATGAAGTAGTTCCAATATAACCGCCTGAGTTTCCAGAAGGATAGTACGCTGGGTAACCAAATTTTATTGATTGACCACTGCTGTTGCCAGCATAATGAAGCCACTCAGACCAAGCAGGATGATTATTAGGAGATAGTCCTGCATCCCCAGTATATTGCGTTGATCCAGTAGTATTCCTACTAGTATTACGACTTGTGCCGAAGGTTGTGGTTGTACTTCTTGAGGTACTAAAGGTTGTGGTTGTACTTTTAGAAGTACTAAAGGTTGTAGTAAAAGTAGAGGATGTACTAAACGTTGTATCAAACGTAGTAGTAAACTCTTTTTTACTAGCCAAGAAACCTAAACCACTCATTATGCAAAGTCTCCAATGTAGTTAACTAATATGTTACTACTATCTAATACAAAATATCCTAGCACACTTATCTCATTAGCGCCAGTGCTTTGTACAATAGTAGCACCATTAACTGGTGTTTTACATTCTGCTGGTAAAGTAAAGTCGTGGCCTCCTGTACCATCTTGTACAAATACTATATTTCCAAAACGTCCTGCGTCTTTATTGGAAAAAGTAAAAGTAGTATCTGCTGTCATGTTTACCTTGAAGTTATTGGCAGCAGAAAGATCTATGTTAACTGTACTACCGCCACCTGCTACAGTATCTACGTCTTGACGTAAGCCACCTGTCAAAGTACCGCCAGCTAAAGGTAGCTTTGCATCTAACTGTGTTTGTACATTTGATGTTACACCATCAACGTAGTTTAGCTCTGCTGTGGTTGCTGTCACACCGTCTAGTAAATTTAACTCTGTAGTTGTCGATGTTACACCATCTAATATATTTAGTTCTGTAGCAGTAGATGTTACACCATCTAATATATTTAATTCAGCAACAGTAGATGTCAGTGTACTAAAGTCTTTACCACTATATGCAGTTCCGCCCATGCCTGAGTGGTTGCCGCAATAGTAGTACAGTACGTCTGGTGCGTCCTGCTCCAAAGTTACCTGTGTGTACGCTCCAGCCGAACCAGGAGTTCCTACTTCTGTGACTCCTGTGGTAAATGCTGAACCTGATGCGTGTGTACCATTTGAAGTGGTTGAAAGCCTCAGAGGGTGTGTTGCGTTGGAAGCGTCTGACTGGTCAAATCTTATAGTCACAGACTTTGGTAGTAGTGCTGTTTGCTGTTGCGCTCCATCTAAGTAATACTTATTGCCAGAACCAGGATTTGACACAGTGACAGCTATTGTCATGTGTGGTCCTTTGGTATCTAACTGGGTCTGAACGTTAGAGGTAACACCGTCTACGTAGTTTAATTCAGCCGTAGTAGCGGTAACTCCATCTAACAAATTTAGTTCTGTTGCCGTAGCAGTTACACCATCAAGAATGTTCAACTCTGCAGCAGTAGATGTAACACCGTCTAGTATGTTTAATTCTGCAGCCGTTGAAGTAACCCCATCAAGAATGTTAAGTTCGGCTGCTGTAGAAGTTACACCGTCTAATATATTTAGTTCGGCTGCTGTAGCAGTAACCCCATCTAGTATGTTTAGTTCAGCAGTAGTTGCAGTAATCCCTAAACGTGTTTGTTCTGCAGGTACAGTCATAAATATATTCTTAGTACCAGCGCTAAAGTTTACTGCAGATGTTCCATTAGAACCTGCTAATATGGTAGTACGAGTGAGAGTATTACCAGTATTAAATGTGGCTATACCTGTCTCCCACTCGTCTGTGCCAGATGTTGTGTGTGCAATGGCATAATAGGCTGTGTCACCATTAGACATACATGATGCAAACGTATCAAAGGTAGCAGACGAACCACCTAAAGCATAAGCTCCTGTACCTGTGGTTGTTGTGTCCTCTTTGATACGATCTTTTGTAATTAGTGCCATTGTGTTCTACCTTTAGGCTATGCGGATAACAGCGTTAGAAGCATCTGCTGCTGGGAATACAACAGTAAAGTCACCGCTTGTTGCACTAACATTACCACCGAAGTCAAATACTGCGATAGCTTTGTTGCTTGCAGAAGAGTTATATATGATACAACCTCTTGCAGTAATGGTTAGGTTTGAGAAAACTTCGTCAGTAAAGTCTACGATGGCGGTAGTACCCGACAGTGATATAGCAGCACCATCAAGGTTTTGCCCACCTGCTGAATAGTTTGTGCCAGTAGCTTCGTCTGAGTTACCTGTAACGTCAGAGTAGTTTGTAGTAGCTGCACCATAAGTGCCTGACATTGAGGATTTGATTAGAGCTATTTTTAAAGTATGAGTGTCTAGATCGTGAACACCTCCAAGAAGCTCTTGCTTGAAGCTGCTGCACATTGCCGTTGTGATTGCCATTTGGAAATGTCCTTATTTAGGTTAAAGATGTGCAAAGAGGCCAGCATTAAGCCAGCCTCTAAGTTTAACTTGATTATGCTACGTTGTAGATAGCTGACACCAAACCTTCAGGGCGTAGAATCTTACGTCCATATAGGTGCATACCACGTACAATGTCTGCAAATGAGTCGGGATCTCTATAGTTCTCAACTTTGTTCATCTGCTCTGCAGTAGCTACAGCTTCTTGCTGACCAGCTAAGATCACACCGTAGTGTGCGTCTTGTGCTAGTGCGCCAGCATGTGTTGGACCGTTACCTTTGGCAGGTAAGTTGTTTGAAACATACACTTGAAAACCGTGAATATTTCCTGCAACCAATCCATTTTGTAGACCTGCTCCACCGAAGTCTGCATTGAGAAGACGTGAATCTTCATCTTTTAGCAGTTCCATGAATACTGGATCAACAAT